CTTTCGTATATATCATAGCGAAATTACAAGATTTGGACATTTGGGACAAAAGTGTCAACCATGTTTGAAAAGGGGACGAATAGAAATGGAAAAAAATAAATAATGGCTCAACCAACGGCAGGACGACCTCCTAAGCCAAATGAACTAAAAAGAATATTAGGCAACCCTGGTGGAAGACCTTTGCCTGATTTAAATACAATTAGTCATTTGCCTATGGCGAGAGAAATACCAACACCACCAGAGAGCCTTAAGCAATCTGGATTAGATTTATGGAATCGTGCTTGGGGTGTGGCTGTTACTTGGCTTAGCCCTGTTAGTGATATTGAGGCTATTAAAAATGCAGCACATTTGGCTGATGCTAATGAAGCAGCAAGAGATAGATATATGATTTCTACAGAGCCTGCAGATGCTAAGGCTTATGTTGCTATCAATAAAGCGTATACTGATTCTCTGACCTCACTTGGCTTTGATCCAGTTTCAAGATCTCGTCTTGGAGTAGCAGAAGTAAGAGCAGCAACTTCAATTGATAAATTATTGGAGAGACGAGAAAATCGTGCTAAACTAGTATTTGCAGAAGAAGACACAACACAAGGGGAAATGATAGACAATGAATCAAGTAGCAATTAACGACATAGGAACAGCAGAAGACTTCCTAAAGGCAATTGACGAATCAATAAAGTATATTCAGGTTAACGATATGGTCAAGGGCATAGTAGTAGGAATTGATCGTGAAGGAGTCCTTGTTGATATTGGCTATAAGACAGAAGCCTTTGTTCCAAGAAGAGAAGTAACAGCAAGACGCATTTCTGATATTAATGAAGTCCTGTCAATTGGCCAGGCAGTAGAAGGCACAGTTCTTTCTATTGACGAAGAAGGCCAATATACATTATCTATGAAGCAAGCAGAAGTAGAGATGCTATGGAACTCAATTGAGGCCATATTCCATTCTGATAATAATGTTGTCTCTGGCGAGATCACTAAAATTGTTAAGGGTGGAATGATTGTAGATATTGGAGTAAGAGCATTCTTACCTGCATCTCAATTCCATGTAGAAAGAACAGAAGACTTTAGTTCTTGGATTGGAAAAACTGTTGAAGCCAAGGTTATCCAGTTTGAAAGAGAAAAGGGTAATATTGTTATCTCACGAAAAGCACTTTTGCAAAATGAATTTAAGCAAGATAAGATAGCAGAGTTTGGAAAACTAAGACAAGGCGAAGTCTATGTAGGCAAGGTCTCAGGTATCACAAACTTTGGCGTATTTGTTTCATTGGGCATGGTCTCTGGACTATTGCACAAGACTAAAATGGGCAAGTATACTCCTGAGCAATTTACTATTGGCCATGATGTAGAAGTAGAAGTCTTGGAAATTGATATAGACAATGACAGGCTATCGTTTGCCCTAAAGGTGTGAGCATGTGGCCACCTACTTATTTATCGCCCGTTTCTAAAACAGAGTTAGCCAACAGTCGTGGATATGAGGCTATTGACTTCATAGAGACTCTATGTCGCCTGACTGAAGACTCTATCGCTGGAAATACTGGAGACAAGTTTCTATTGCGTGACTGGCAAAAAGATTTATTGCTACATTTGTATGCTGAAAGAGAAGATGGCCTTCTAAAACATCGCCGTGCTCTAATTGGCGTAGCCAGAAAGAACGGCAAGTCTGCTCTTATCGCTTCACTTGTTTTAGAGCAATTAGTTCTTGGTGTTCGTGGTGGTCAGATTTATTCTGCTGCTGCTGATAAAGAACAGGCTCGTATTATTTTTAAAACGGTAAAGAAAATGATTGAACTAGAACCAGAGTTAAGTGAAATACTACAAGTATTCCAAAACACTATATATAACCCTAGCACTGGATCTGTTTATAGAGCATTATCTTCTGATGCATACACAAAAGAAGGTTTAAACTCTACATTTATCGTACTTGATGAGTTACATGCACAGCCAAATAGAGAGTTATATGATGTTTTATCACTATCTATGGGTGCTAGAACTGAGCCAATGTTGGTAGCAATTACCACAGCAGGCTCTAAATATGACTCTTCTGGTAAGGATTCTGTCTGCTATTCTATGTACAACAGAGGTATTCAACTCACAAAAGGCGAGATTGAAGACCCTACTTTCTTCTTTGCATGGTGGCAGGGAGACGAAAAACTCAATTATAAGGACGAAGCAAACTGGGCTTTAGCCAATCCATCCCTTGGAGATATCGTTTCTGAAGAGGATATGCAGTCTGCTGCAGCACTTACACCAGAGAATGAATTTAAAACTAAGCGTTTGAATATCTGGACAAGTACAGGTGCATCATGGATCAACTCTGATTTATGGGAGGCACTTACTCTTAAAGACAGAGAGCATATTCCTGGAGAAGATGCTATAATTGCTTTTGATGGTGCTTTCTCTAATGATGCAACTGCAGTTGTTGGTTGGTTCCTTGGAGGCGAAAAGCCTCATCTTAAAATTATTGGATTGTGGGAAATACCAGAGGTAGATCCTGATCCAAATTGGCATGTTAATGTTGCAGAGGTGGAAGAGACAATTGTTGATTACTACAGAAATCCAGATTTCAGTGTTCGTGAAATTGTCTTTGACCCAGCAAGATGGAATAGAACATTCATGGTTCTAGATGAAGCAGGTCTACCTGTGATTTCATATCCTAACTCTGCAGAGCGTATGGTGCCAGCAACACAAAAGTTTTATGAAGCAGTAGTTAACGGTTCTTTCACACATGATGGAGATCCAAGACTAGCAAGACACATTGCAAACTGTGTAACAAAGACTTCATCAAGAGGTCTGATGGTCTCTAAGGCTAATAACAAACGCAAGATTGACGCAGCAGTTGCTGCTATTTTTGGGTATGATAGAAGCACACAACCAGCACCACCTAAGCAGCCTGTACCAAGATTTTATTCATTTAAATAAATAAGGAGCATCATGAAACTAAAGAAGCCAAATATAGATTGGTCACTAACTACAGAGATAGTTGGAGTAAGCCTTACGACATACGGTCTATTTTTGATATTCCCACCAATTAGTTTTATTGCTCTTGGTGGCTTTTTAATTTGGGTAACGGAAAAGGAATAAAAGATGCCAGGTACTGCAGGTATATATAACACAGTAATTGATCAAGGGGCTACTTGGACTGTAAACATTGTTTATACAGACTACAACGGAAACCCAGTTAATCTTACTGGTTATACTGCTCGTATGCAACTTAGAGAAAAGTTCACATCTAATGCTGTTTTGACACTAACTACATCTAATGGTGGACTTACAATTACTCCTTTAACTGGAGGCATTGCTGTTCTTGCAACTGTTTTGCAGACAGAAGCGATACCAGCAGGATTTTATCTTTATGATTTAGAACTTACAGCAGGTTCTGAGATCACTCGTTTAATTCAAGGTCAAATAACAGTAAGGGCTCAGGTAACAGCAAATGTCTAATCAAGTAAATGTGAATGAACAATTAAACATTGTTGAAGTATCTGCACCTGGTCCAGCAGGAGCACCTGGAGCAACAGGAGCCACTGGCTCTACAGGTCCAACAGGAAGTACAGGAGCAACTGGCCCAACAGGAGCAGGCGTTACTGGTGCAACTGGGCCTACAGGAGTTACAGGAAATACAGGACCAACTGGACCTACTGGTGTTACTGGTGATGTTGGACCAACTGGTCCGCAAGGCGTAACTGGAAACACAGGATCAACTGGACCTACAGGAAGTACAGGAAGTACAGGCCCTGCAGGAGCAACAGGTGTAACTGGTGTTACAGGACCCGTTGGAGCAACAGGCTCTACTGGCCCACAAGGTGTTACAGGAGATACAGGACCTACTGGAGTTACGGGAGCAGTTGGAGTAACAGGTGCAACTGGACCCGTTGGTGTTACTGGAGATACAGGTGCCACAGGAGCCACAGGCTCAACAGGACCTGTTGGTGTTACTGGAGCGACAGGACCTACTGGTGCCACAGGAGCGACGGGAGCCACAGGAGCAGATGGTGGATCATCTAACTACTATGACTACCAAGCAGACACTTCAACAACAACTGGAGATCCTGGTAATGGACATGTTATTTGGAACAATGCAACACAAGTTTCTGCAACACAAATCAATATTAGCCATATAAATCAAGATGGTGCTGATATTGATATCTTCTTGGCATTGCTCAAGACTAACGATATTATAGTTTTGCAAGACAAGAGTCTTTCTGGTAATTATCAGAAGTGGACTGTTTCTGCAACACCAACACCTCAAACTAATTATTGGGAAGTTCCAGTAACTTTGATTACATCAGCAGGAACTGGTACAACTAACTTTGCAAATAATCATCAGTTGATTCTTGCAATAACAGCAGCAGGAGTTGTTGGACCAACTGGCCCAACTGGTGCTACAGGAGCCACAGGTGCTCAAGGAGTAACTGGCGATACTGGTCCTACAGGAGTAACAGGAAGTACTGGTCCAGTTGGCGTAACAGGGGCTACTGGTCCTCAAGGCGTAACTGGTGATGTTGGTGTGACTGGAGCCACAGGTCCCGTTGGTGCCACAGGTGCTACAGGAGCACAAGGCGTAACTGGAGATACTGGTCCTACAGGTGTTACTGGTAATACAGGAGCAACTGGTGCCACTGGTGCTACAGGCCCAGATTTTGCGGGATACGATAGAGTAATCTATGTATCAACAGCAGACGGAAGCGATGTAACTGGAAACGGTGATCTAACAAAGCCAGTACAGACAATTTCATATGGACTAACCCTTGTAGATAGCAACAGATGCACATTGATGGTTTATCCAGGCACATATACAGAAAACCCTACTCTTCCAGCATATGGCGGAATCAATATATCTGCAATCAATATTGAAAGCCAGGCTCAAAGTTATGTTGCCATTAACGGAACAGTAACAATTGGTTCTGCTGCAACTAATGCAACGCTTAATGGGTTGGCTATTACTACACTTGATATTGCAGGAACTGCTAATGCATACATAAACAATTGTAATGTTCAAACTGCATTTAATAAGAGTACTAGCGGAACTGTACTTGTTAGAGGTGCTAAATTTAACACTGCATGTGCAGTATCAATTACAGGTGCTGGTGCTACTCGTTTTGATGAGGGCTTTAATGCAGGTACTCCTACAATTAATGCTGCAAGTTCTGTAGTCACTTTTAGAAATGTTGCCTTTATTGGTACTGTCACTAACACACTTGGTGTTACTTTTATTGTTGATTCATCAGTATTTTCTAATGCCACCTATGCAGTAACTTCTGCTGCTGGACAACTCGTACTGTTTAACTCTCAATTGTTTAATACAACAGGAGTAACACTAAGACCAATGTCAGTATCTGGTGGAATTTATTCAATCATCAACTCTGGAATTGACTACCTTGCATCATCATTTACTGGTGGAACTAAAATGAATATTCCTTCAACTTTTGAAGCAATAACTGCAACTAATCCTATTATTGTTGATCAAAATTCATCAAATCAAGGAATATACATAACAAGAGGATTGAACAAAAACCTAAGTGGTAATTTTGGTATTGGAAGTAATTCTACACTTTCTAATCTTACAACAGGTGTAGATAATTCTGCTTTTGGAAGAAGCACATTAGCATCAAATACAACTGGTGGTGGAAATATTGCAATTGGTAGTTTTGTTTTAGCAAATAGCACAACTGCCAGTGTTAATATTGGAATTGGTAATAATTCCTTAAATGCAAACCAAACAGGATCAGCAAATATAGCAATTGGAAATGCTGCACTTTCTCTTAACACAACTGGTGGTGTAAATGTTGCAATTGGAGAAGATGCACTTCTTTCTAATACAACAGGAAGCAGCACCCTTGCAATTGGATATAGAGCATTAAGATCACAGACAACAGGTACTAATAATATTGCTGTTGGTCCAAATGCTTTGCGTTCTGCAACAACTGGATCAAGCATGGTTGCCTTTGGTGCTAATGCTTTAGAAAATATTGTAACTGGTACTGGAAATATTGGAATTGGTTCAAACGCACTTCAATATGTAAATGGTGTAAACGGTAACACAGCAATTGGAAATAATGCTCAAGGTGTTCTATTTAATGGAGCATTTAACACTAATCTTGGTGGAGCATCTCTAATTCAAATTATTGCTGGTTCACAAAACACTGGATTGGGACAAGCAACACTTCAAAACCTAACAGACACAGTTGCTTCACTTGGAACAATCGTTCCAGGATCTGGATATACTGACGGTACCTACACAAATGTTAACTTAACTACTGATCATTTCTATGGATTTGCTCCAGGAAACCTTACTGCAAATATTACAGTGTCAGGTGGAGCAGTAACAGGAGTTACAATTGTTGTTGGCAGAGGTGTTAGAGTTACTTCAATTCTTACAATTCTTGCTTCTACAGCACCTGCAGGACTTTTGACTGGTTCAGGATTTAGCGTTCCAGTAGCCTCTGTTAATGTTTCTGGAGGAAATACAGCAGTTGGAAGAGATGCATCAAGAAATGGTTATTTCATGACTAATAACACAACTCTTGGTGTTGCAGCAGGAGGAAATTCTGGTGGATCACGAAATGTGTTCCTTGGATTTAATGCGGGACAAAATGAGAGCAACTCTGACAGACTATATATCTCCAACACAAATACTACAACTCCACTGATATTTGGTGTATTTGATAATACTGGTGGACTTAATGGAAATGTAAAAATTAATGGAGATTTGCAACTAACTACAAAGACTCCAGCATCTGCATCTGCTACAGGAACTGCAGGAACAATTGCCTGGGATGCAGACTATATCTACATATGCACTGCAACTAACACTTGGAAGCGAGTAGGCATAGCAACATGGTAAAATTAACTAAGGGAAAAGGGTAATTAAATGAGTCTATCCAAAAGACTAAAGGCATCTGGTGAAGCCAGAGACATGAACAGTCAATACATACTTCCATTGATTCCACCTCGTCCTTTGTTTGGTGTAGCCAATACAGGTACCTATGTTGATACAGAGTCTGCTATTCGTACATCTACAGTTTATTCATGCGTAAGATTGCTTGGAGATACTATCGCTTCATTGCCAATGGGTGCTTATGTACGCAGAGGGCGTAATCGTCTTTCATATGCATCAGTTTATAACTATACTCCAGAATGGGTTAATAAGCCAAATCCAGAAACAACAAGACTAGAATTTATTGAGCAAGTAATTACTTCTCTACACCTACATGGTAATGCATTTATTTTGACGGTACGAGATGATAATGATGAAGTAACAGAACTATATGTATTGAATCCAAATGAAATTAGAATTGAAAGACTTGCTCCAGGTGAGCCACTTATTTACAGAGTTAAGGATACAGAAAAAGGTATCTTTGATAAGATTCTTACAAATAGAGAACTTCTACATATTCCACTATTTAGAATGCCAGGATCATATTATGGATTAAGCCCAATTGGTGCTTGCCGTATGTCTGTTGGTATTGCACAAGCATCTGATACTTATGCTGCTTCATATTTTGGTAATGCATCAAATCCTGGTGGAGTTATTGAAGTTGCTGGTGAATTAACACCAGATCAAGCAAGAGACATTTCTACTAACTGGCAAGAATCACATGCTGGACCATACATGTCTGGTAAGGTTGGTATTCTTTCTGGTGGTGCAGCATTTAAGCCACTAACACTAAACGCTGCAGACGCACAACTCATTGAGGTCAGACGCTTCAATGTGGAGGACATTGCAAGAATATTCCGTGTCCCACTAAGCCTATTAGGTCATCCTTCACAAGGTGCTATGTCTTATGCATCTGTAGAAGCACAGAACCTTTCATTTGTACAACACTCATTGCGTCCATTGCTAGAGCGTTTGGAACAAGCACTATCTCCACTGCTTCCTGAGCCAGATGGATTTATTCGCTTTAACCTAGATGCACTTTTGCGTGGTACTACAATTGAGCGTTTTGATGCTTACACAAAGGGACTAAGAGAAGGCTTCTTGTCACTAAATGATGTACGCAACTACGAAGACCTTTCATCACTTGGTGAGCAAGGAGATCAATACAGACTTCCTCTACAAAACATTGATGCTAATCAAGCACCACTTGTTGGAGATAAGATGAAGGCTGAAATTGCTTCTATCCTTGTACAGGTTGGTTACAACCCAGATGATGTTGCTAAGATGCTTGATATGGCAGATCTAAATCACACAGGACTTCCTTCAGCACAACTACAGCAAGTGTCTTTGGTTGATCCAGCAGATCCAAAGGCTGCTTACAGTGATGAGGTCAAGGAATAATGCCTATAGACAATGTTCCACAGTTCATTAGAAATAATGCACAAAGAGGACTAGATTATTTGGCAGAAGGTTTTGGTGGCGACGGACTTACTGATGCTACTAAAAGAGAAGCAAGAGAGATGGCTGATGGCAATATCTCTGACAACAAAGTAAGAAAGATGGCACCTTGGTTCGCAAGACACAAGGCAGATGGACAAGCACCAAAGAATAGCAATACTGAAGATCCAGAATATCCAGGAGCAGGCCTAGTTGCTTGGCTACTTTGGGGTGGAAATGCAGATTTTGATGATGCTGCTCAGGATTGGGCACAACGCCAAATTGATAAATTAGATAATGAAACTAATAAAGCAAGGAGCAAGATGAAGAAGACTGAACGCCGTACCTTTACGGTCAGAGACATAGAAGCAAGACAGGCAGAAGATGGTACTATGCGTATGGCTGGTTATGCTGCAGTATTCAATGAGCCATCTGTTCCACTGCCATTTATTGAAAAGATTGCACCAGGTGCATTCAGAAAGACACTCAGTGAGACACCTGATGTTAGATTATTGGTTAACCACGAAGGGTTGCCAATGGCCAGAACCAAAAACGGTACAATGAGATTAACTGAAGATGAAAGAGGACTATACTTTGAAGCAGAGTTAGCAAATACACAAGAGGCAAGAGATCTATATACTCTTGTTGAGCGTGGAGATGTTGACCAAATGTCCTTTGCTTTCCGTGTTATTCGCCAAAAGTGGAATGATGACCGTACAGAAAGAAGCCTAACAGAGGTTAGCCTTGCTGATGGTGATGTATCAATCGTCACATATCCAGCATATCCAGCAACTTCTGTAGAGGCTAGAGAAGCAATTAAGAGAGCCATTGCCCAAATAAAAGAGGGTAGAGAAGTAAGTGGTGACTCATTATTAGTATTAGAGAGCATCTTTGGAGACCTAACAGAAGGTCATGAATATGTCATGAAGGCTGTAGAAGTCATGGGTACACTACTTGGTAATAATGGAGTAGAAGTAGAGTCAGAAGAAGAAGAGTCATCTGAATCTCCACTAGAAGAAGTTGAAGATGAAGAATTAGAGACTTCTGCTAACATTATCAATGTAGTAGATGTACCTGGACAGGGTGGAAAGATTGTTGGAGATCATCCATCAGTTCTAAACTTCCTACCAGATAACATGCCAAGAATGTCTCTACGCTTAGCACAAGCAAAGAGAAATACAATCAAATAATATTCCTATCTAACAAGATAGGTAGAAGTCGGAGTTAGGCTCACACCCGTAAGCGTCGTGAAACCCGTAACCACCACCTCGCACTAAACAAACTCACAAAGGAGAACAATAAATGTCTTATCTAGACAAAGTAATTGAACGCCGTGATGCAGTTAAGGTAGAGTTGGACGAAGTTCTTGAGGCAGTTGCTGCAGAGAATCGTACAGACCTTACAAATGATGAGTCAGCAAAGGTTGATGCCCTTGTTGAAGAGTCACGCTCACTAGATTCAAAGATTGAAAAGTTGACTGCTCAGGCAGCAGCAGATGCTAAGGCAGCAGAAGCACGATCAGCAGTCGCTGATGTTGCAATGCCAAAGGTTTCTGCATCAACAAAGATTGTTTCTGAGGTTCGTACATACACACCTCAAGCAGACAACTCATTCGTTAAGGATGCATTTGCAGCAAAGTTCAGCAATGACTATGCAGCACAAGAGCGTCTTGCTCGTCACACTCGTGAAGAAGAGATTGAGCGTCGTGATGTAGGAACTGGCAACTTTGCTGGTCTCGTAATCCCACAGTACCTTGTTGATCTAGCAGCACCTCTTGCTCGTGCAGGTCGCCCAACAGCAGACTTCGCAACAAACAAGATGGTTTTGCCTCCAGCAGGTATGACACTAAATATCTCACGCATGACAACTGGTACATCAACTGCAGTTCAGGCTGCTGAAAATGATGCTATCTCAGAGACAAATGCTGACGATACACTACTTACTGTGAATGTTCGTACAATCGCAGGACAGCAGGATATCTCAAAGCAGGCGATTGAGCGTGGTACAGGTATTGACTCATTCATCATCTCAGACCTTATCCGTGGATGGCACACAACACTTGATTCACAGATCCTTAACGGTGACGGAACATCAGGTTCTATCCTAGGTCTTTCAAACACTGTAGGTATTGGATCTGTAACATACACAGATGCATCACCAACAGTTGCAGAACTGTATCCAAAGTTGGCTAACGCTTACCAGTTGGTACAGACTGGTGCATTCATGAACCCAACACACTGGGTCATGCACCCTCGTCGCCTAGCATTCTTGCTTGCAGCAGTTGATACAGCAGGTCGTCCACTTGTAGTTCCTACACTAAACGGCCCAATGAACTCATTCGCAACAGGTGCAGGCCAGGCATACTACGGCAATTCAGGATACTCACTAATGGGTCTTCCAATTGTTGCAGATGCGAATGTTACAACAACAGCAGGTGCTGGCACTAACGAAGATGAAATCTATTGCGTAACTGCACCAGAATTCCATCTTTGGGAGCAGGCTGGATCACCATTTGCATTGAACTTTGATGCAACAGGTGCTGGATCATTGACAATTAAGTCAGTCGTATACGGATACGCAGCAGCAACTGCTGGCCGTTACCCTGCAGCATTCTCAAAGATCTCAGGAACTGGTCTTGTAACACCTACATTCTAATTTGTATAGTTGATTCTATGCAATACTTAGAGTAATCTAAGGAAGGAGTGGGTTGAGGAAGTCCCCGTCTTTGGCCCACTCCTTTTTAAAAAAAGGAAGTTATGAAAAAAATTAAGAATATCTTTAAGATTAAGAAAGAGACAGCAAGTGCTACTCCTAAGATGGAGAAGGCTATGTTGCCTAAATTGGAGAAGAGGAATAAATGAGTTACCCTACTGCTGCTAGTTCTAGCCAACCAACAAATGTCTATACAACTTTGGCTGATGTAAGAAATGGCCTACAGATTGAAGATAGCATTGATGATCAAGACATTCAAATGGCTATTCTTGCTGCAAGTCGTATGATTGATGACTACTGCCAGAGATCTTTCTACCAAGAAGGTACTCTTCTTTCACCTACAACAAAAATCTACACACCCGTAAATCCGTGGTACTTAGAGATAGACGACTTAGTAGAGCCAGTAGAAATTAGATCAAGAGCAAACCAATCAGGTCCATTCAATCAAGTATGGAACTTAGATACAGATGTTATGTATGAGCCAATTAATAATCCTGAAAGAGGATGGCCAGTAACAAGACTCTTGGCAATTCAGACATATGTTTTTCCATATTTCTTTCCTCAGACAGTTAAAATAACTGGAATCTTTGGATGGAAAGAAGTACCTTATGAGGTACAACTTGCTTGTAAGATACAGGCATCAAGACTATTTGTTAGAAAGCAATCTCCGTTTGGTATTGCAGGATCTGTAGAACTAGGAACAGTTCGTTTGAGTTCTCGTCTAGATCCAGATGTTGAGATTTTATTAAAGCCATTCCGTAGAAACTTTGGATTGGCGTTCTAATGATTAAAATTAATCAAGTAAGAGATGCACTTGGAAAGAACCTAGAAACAATCACGGGATTGAGAGTTTATGATACAATTCCAGATGTAGTAGTTCCACCATGTGCAATTGTAGGACAACTAGATTTCACATTTGATATTAACAATATGCGTGGTTTAGACCAAGCATCTGTTGATGTATTTGTGATAGTTCAGAGATTTTCTGAACGAGCAGGGCAAGACAAACTAGATAATCTATTAGCGGGAACTGGAACTGGATCAATTAAAACTGCTCTAGAATCAGATAGAACATTAGGTGGTCTTGTTGATACACTAAGAGTTATAAGTGCAGAAAGTGGTACTTACAATTCTGGGGATCAATCATTTTTATCTTATCGCTATAACCTCACACTTTGGGGCTAAGGAGAAATAATGGAATATATCGTAACCTCGCCAACACAAGTAGGTGGCAAATCTGCTGGCGAAACATTCACAGAACAAGAATTGCTTGACCTTGGAGCCTCAATAGATTATCTTTTGGCCTCTGGAGGAATAGCAAAAAAGCAAGGAACAGCAACACAAGCACCATCAGTAAGACATACACCAGAGGTGAAAGAAGCACCAAAGGTGGATGAAATTAAAGAAACATTCAACAATGAAGGAGATAAATAATCATGGCTCGTTTAGTATTAACAAATGCAGTTGTAGAAATTGGAGCAAGTGCTCCACTAACTGACATATCAGAATACATTTCTAGCGTCACAATTAACACACCAGAAGATGTGGTTGAGACCACAGGTTTTGGACCAGCAGGAGCACGAACAAGAACAGCAGGACTAAAGGATCATTCAGTAACCGTAGAATTTATGAATGACTTTGCATCAGGTGCTCTTGAGCAAGTAATAAGCGCAATTGGAATTGGAGAATTGGCGAATTTCACAATCAAGCCAACTTCAGCAGCAGTATCTGTAACAAATCCAATTTACAAGGCTGATGGTTCAGGATCAGGTGCAACAAAGGCAGGACAGGTTTTGATTTCAGAATGGACTCCTCTAAATGGAGCCGTTGGTGAACTATCAACTGTTTCTGTCACATGGCCTGTAAGCGGACAAATCGTAAAGGCAACAGCGTAATAGATCATGTCAAAACTAGTCTTAACTAACCCCAGAATAATTTTAGATGGCTATGATGTTTCTGATCATTGCTCTTCCATAAGTTTTGGAACAGTTTATGACTTGGTTGAGGTTACACAGGTTGGAGATATTGCAAAAAAGATGGTTGCAGGGCTTGAGGACAATTCTTTAAGCCTTGAACTAATGCAAGATTTTGGTGTATCGCAACTAGAATCTGTAATATATCCAAACAGAGGATTGTTAATTAATTGTTCAGTAAGACCAGAAAATGCAGCAATAAGTGCTACGAATCCTGAATACAGATTTCAAGCACTTGTTAGCCAATGGGCTCCTTTAACAGGAACTCCAGGAAGCCTTGCAACTGTAACGGTTGACTGGCCAATTTATGGCACAATTGAAAAAGATACAACTCCATAAAACAAATAACACCTTGAAAGGGGACAAAGATGGACGGACTACATATAAAAGTAAAAACTGTTGACGGGTTTGAGGGAACACTATCTCTAAGACCACGAGCAATAGTTGCATTTGAGCAAAAGTTTGGCAAGGGTTTTGCTAAACTTCTTAGCGAAGATCAGAAACTTGAACACATCTACTTCTTGGCACACAGTGCTTTGAAGGATGCTGGTCAGGTTGTAAAGCCTTGGGGAGATTCCTTCCTTGACACTTTAGAAAGTGTTGAGTTAGTCGTAGACCCAAATTTAGAATCCACAGAGACAGCCTAACATATTCGTTAGCAATGATTTCTGTGGAAACAGGCATAGCACCAACTGACTTAATGGATGCCCCTGATGGGATACTTGAGTCAATGGTTATTTATCTAAAACAACGATCAAAGGATGCGAGCAAGCAATGAGTAAAGATGTGATAGTGTTAAAAGGATTAACAGAGACACTAAAAGCATTGGACCAATTTGATAAAGATGCAGTTAAAGAGTTTAAAAAAGTAATTAATAGAGAACTCAAAATTGCCAAAGACGAAGCCCAAGGTTTCGTAAAATCAGATGCCCCATTAAGTGGATGGTCCACTCAGGCTGCTCGCAACCCTCGTAGTCGTGGTGGTGCAGGATGGCCTGCTTGGGATCAAAGTATTATTAAGGCAGGAATAACATCCACAAAGGCTGAGGGTAAGGTTAGAAAAGACTACACAACATCAGCAGGAGCATTAAAGAACAGATCTGCAGCAGGTGTTATTTATGAATTAGCAGGTAGAAGAAACAAAGGAACTGGTACATTTATCAGTAACCTTGAAAGAAAAGAGTCAAAGGCTTCTCGTTTAATTTGGAGATCTGTAGACAACAATAAAGATAGAATTGTAAAAAATGTTGAACACGCATTCAACAATGTTAAGCAAACATTACAACAGAACCTAAATAAGAGGAGGAACTAACAAATGGCTACAGGTGCAGTAGTTGCCAGAATTCTTACCCAATACTCAGATAAAGGTTCTAAGGCAGCCCAAAAAGATCTTAAGAAACTTGGAGCCCAGTTTGATGCCTTTGCAAAAAAGACAAGAAAGTCATTTGGTATTGCCGTTGCAGCCTCTGCTGCACTAAGCATAAAAATTGGAACTGATGCTGTAAAAGCAGCAATTGAGGATTCAAAGTCACAGTTAATTCTTGCAAATGCAATGATGAATACAACTGGTGCAACAAAAGAGGCAATCGCTGCTGCTGAAGAATACATAAAGGTAACTCAGTTTCGTGTAAACCAAAGCGATACAGCATTAAGAGCAAGTCTTGCAACATTATTTGTTGCTACACAAGATATGACTGAATCACAAAGACTTCAGACAATTGCATTAGATGTTGCAGCAGCAACAGGTAGAGATTTACAGGCCGTAACAATTGGAATTACCAAAGCACAGCAGGGAAATGTTGGTGCATTAAAGAAGTTATCTCCAGAACTATCTGGACTTATAAGCAAAACAACAAAATTTGAAGACATTATGTCTATTCTTGGTACCACATATGCTGGTACAGCAGAACAATTAGCAAATCTTGATCCACTAACAACATTACAACTAGCATATGGAGAAGTTCTTGAAACAATAGGTTTAAAGTTATTACCAGTAGTTCAAAGATTTACAGATGAAATAATTAATGTTGTAATTCCAGCAGTTGAAAAATGGGTACAGACAAACGGTACAGACTTAAGCCAAGCATTTGAAGGTTCTATGCAACTTGGTTTAAAGTTTTTGGACATTGTTGGAAGAATTCTTCGCTGGGCAGATAAATATAAAGATAATCTAGATGATATTGTTAGAATTACTGCTGTAGTATTTACTATTGCAAATATTGGTGTATTCCTTGCAAACTTAGGACTAGTGCTTACAGCATGGACAGCCATTGCATCAGCAACAACAGTAGCAGCAACTGCTACAGCAATTGCATCATTTGGTACTGCAGTAGCAGCAGGCTTAGGTGCTTTGGCTATGGCTGGTCTTGGATTTGCAACTTGGAAAGCAACAGATGCAACAAATGGATACAATACAAGCCTTGGAGTTACAACTGATTATGTTTCAAAGTTAACTGAAAAAACTTATGGTGGAGCAGCAGCAGAAAAGTACAAGGCTGAAGTTCAAGCAGCAGCAGCAGCAAAATCACAAAAAATTAGAGAAGCACAAGAAAGAGCAGCAGCAGCATCCGCAGCCAAGGCTGCAGCAGCAGCAAAAAAGCAGGCAGACATTGATAAAAAGAATGCTGCACTAAAGGCTCAAATTGAAAAGAAGTATAACCTTAAAATAACAGATCCTGCTGAGTATGAGAATATTCAATTAACGGCAGTACAAAAATTACAGGCAAAGCAAAAAGATGCTGATGCATCATTAGCAGAAAGAATTAAATTAAGAATTCAGGAACTTGCTCTATTTGAAGCAATTAACAAGAATGCTGAGAGATATACAGATCTTTTAACTGCTATTGCAGATGAAAAACTGTCTACTCAAGAAATAGAACTTCTTGCTAAAAAGTGGGGCATGTCAATTGAAGCAGCCAAAACATATATCTATACAGTCTTTGCTATTAAAGATAATAAAGTATCAGATGATGAAGTTGCAGCACTTGCACAGGCATGGGGTATAAGCACAAGAGAAGCAGGAATGTATCTTGACTTTATCTCCAAGTTAAGAGATGATGGTAAGATTTCTGATTCTGATCTTCAAACTCTCATGGGTACTTGGAAGTTAACCAAGGATGAGGCAGAAAAATACAAGGATGTTATCTTAAAGATTGAGTCTGATGGAGACATTTCAGATAAAGATATTACAGATTTGGCTAAAGCCTGGGGTGTGGGCAACCAACAGGTTCTTGATTATCTAAATAAGATTAAGGCACCTGCTACATATTCAGGAACATTATTTGATCCTGCAGACATAGCATTTAATAAGTGGAGAGCAGCAAATAACGAACTTGATGAATACTTAAGAAAACTTAAGTTAAGTTCTGGTGGTGTTCCAACTACTGGAACTACTGGCACTACAGGAACTACAGGAACTACTGGTACAACAGGAACCACAGCAGCAACAGTTGCAGCAGCAGTATCAGCAATTAGCACGGCAACAACTACTAAAGCAATAAATTCAGCAGTAGCAGATGCAACAAAGGCTGGAGTATCTGCCTCAGAGATTGCAAACTCTATGGTTACTGGCCTCTTGAATCAAGGAGTCAGCACACAGAATGCTTTGTCTTCTGCAAGATACACAGGCCAGGCAATTGCAGCACAGCAAAGAGAAGAACAACTCGCTGCAGCAGCAGCAGCAAGAGAAAAACTGCTTTCTGACTTTAAGGCAAAAGAAATAGCAGACTCAAGTGCTGCACAAGCAGCAGCAGATGCAATGGATTATGATGAAAGATTTAGATTCAGAAACTCAAACACTCTAGACACTGCTAAGGGATTAATGGGAAGTAGCATGTCAGGATCTAGTGCTCCAGTTATTAATATAAATGTGGCAGGATCAGTAACAACTGAAAATGACTTAGTTCAGACAGTTAGAAATGGACTTCTTGCTGGTCAGACTAATGGCCAAAGTCTAACATTAGAGGCGATATAAAATGGCGACACCAGTATTAAAAGTAGAAATTGACTTTGCTAATGGTGCAGCATTTGGATATCCTCTTATTCTTAATGATCCTGTTTATGGCATTTTAGATGAAAATATTTTAGCAGACCAGGCTTCAGATCTTTATGATATTTCTGATATGGTTATGAGATGCTCTACTCGTAGAGGCCGTAACCGTATCCTTTCTAACTTTGAGGCTGGATCTGCGACGGTAGTGTTAAATGATCCTGAGTCATGGTTTAATCCTCAAAACTCAGCAAGTCCATTCTGGGATCCAGTAACAGATAGTTCAAAGGTAGTACCACTACGCAAGATAAGAATCTATGCAGAAGTTGATCAAGCAGTAGGTGGTATTTTAGAAATTAACATATTTTCTGGATATATTGTTACATACGACACTGGATTTTATGATGGAGTTTACACTACATCTCAGGTTACTCTGCAATGTGTTGATGGATTCCGTCTTCTAAACAATGTTTCTACAGGGGTTGCTCCTGTTCCTGGATGCCCAGCAGGTCAATTATCTGGAGCAAGAGTAGATGCACTATTAGATTTTGCTGGTTTTCCAGCATCCATGAGAAGTACACTACCAGGCCAGTCTACTATGCAGGCAGATCCAGGAGGAGCAAGATCAGTTCTTGCTGCTATTCAAACAGTTGAGCAATCAGAGTTTGGTGCATTCTTTATGCAAAGATCTGGTAAAACACTATTTATTGATCGTGATGATGTTATTAAAAGAGCAGATGCTCCAGTTAGAATCTATTCAGATACAGGGGCTCCTGGAGAGTTTACATATCAGAGCATTGATTTTGCTTATGATGATCAGTTAATTCTAAACGATGTTACCGTTACAAGATATGACGATAATGTTGGGCCTAATCCTGTACCTCAAACTGTTTTTGATACTCCAAGTATTGAAAGATTCTTTACTAAATCAGGCCAGAGAACAGGAATTCTTGTACAGACAGATCAAGAGTCAAACGATCAAGCCAGAACATTATTAGCCAGTCGTAAAGATGCAGACCTAAGAATTGACTCAATTACTGTAAATAACATTGCAGATATCAGTGAATTAAACTTAATTATTAATTTATCTTCAGATATCTACAACCTTATCTTTGTAGAAAGAACAATGTCTGGTGGTAGCAATATCTCAAAAGAGTTGTTTGTTCAGGGTGTTCAGCACGATATTACTCCAAAAACTTGGACAACCAAACTGCTAACTTCTGAGCCTCTTATTCAGGGCTTTCTGCTAGATTCAGAACTTCAAGGTATACTTGGAGATACTGTTCCACAAAACACTAACACGCTATCATACTAAAGGAGAAAACGAATGCCAATAGGTAGTCCAAACGCAGGATATCTTACCTTCAATACAGGTCAGGTACTAACTGCAGCACAGGTTCAATACAACCTGCAGAACCAAACAATCATGTTCTTTCTTGATGCTGCAGCAAGAACTACAGCCCTACCAGTAGGCACTGTTCAAGAAGGCATGTTTGCTTATCTTGCTGACTCAGATTCCCTAACTTTCTATAATGGAAGCACATGGGTAACAATCTCAAATGCTGGTGGAGACCTAACTGCTATAAACGCTGGTCCTGGAATTACTGTTACAAACGGTTCAGGCCCAATACCAACAATATCTCTATCAACCAATGCAACTCTAACATCACCAAAAGAAACAGTTGAGATTGTTGCTGCTGGATCATCAGCAACCGTTATTAATATTGATACCTTAACAGCATCTGTTGAATATTATACTGGTGCTGCCACAGGAAACTGGACAATAAATGTTCGTGGAAATGGCTCAACAACTCTTAACTCAACAATGGCAGTTGGAGAACAAATCTCTGTTGTATATCTTAATACAAATACTGCTACAGCATATATCCCAGCAGCATCAGGATTTCAAATTGATGGATCAGTAGTAACCCCTAAGTGGTTAGGTGGATCAGCACCTGCTACAGGAACTGTTAACGGAATAGATGCATATGTTTATACAATTATAAAGACTGCATCTGGATTTACAGTTCTAGCGTCACAAAACAAGTTTGCTTAATTATTAGGAAAGAGGAGAAAAGTGAGTCCATTATTTCGTAGTCCAAGTGGAATAGGTGTACCGTTACAGTACATTGCACCACCACCACCTCCTCCAATCATTGCTACACCAATCATTGCGACACCAATCATTGCGACACCAATCATTGCGACACCAATCATTGCGACTCCTATTATCGCTATCATTGCTACTCCAATTATTGCGACTCCTATCATTGCTACGCCTATTATTGCGATCATTGCAACACCTATTATCGCAACACCTATTATCGCAACACCTATTATTGCTATTATTGCAACGCCTATAATTGCAACCCCTATCATCGCTACACCAATTATCGCTACACCTATCATCGCTACACCTATCATCGCTACACCTATTATTGCAATCATCGCTACACCAATTGATTGTTCTACTGCATACTGTGGCAACGATCCAGGACAAGTGTGTTGCTTCTATATTGGTGGTGATTGTGTTGGCTGTTAATATAAGAAGCACAAATGGTATACTAGACATAAGGAGAAATTAATGGCTAATAGAAAAGTCGCTATGATAGACAATAACAATGTTGTTGTTGCAATCATTGCTCTTAAAGATGACGACGCTGTAAGACAAGGAACTATTGCTGGAATGCTTTCAAGCCCAGAATGTTTTGAAGTTTCAGCATCCTCAAAGGTAGAAATGGGCTGGAAATATATCAATGGCGTAGAAACGGAAACAATATAAATGAAAAAATTTATTTTAGTTGTAGAAGAAGATGTTGTTGCTGTACTAAATGTTCCAAGCAGAACTAAGTTTCAGGATATTACCAATGCCTGTTTAAATAATCCAGTTTTTGTTGAATTACCAATAGAATCTGAAGTAGACAAGAATTGGACATGGGATGGATCTGAGTTTCATCCACCACAATCTTAAATTTTAGTGTAAAATAGAACAACAAAAGGGGACAAAATGTCAAAATGGAGTGAATGGAAAGAGTCTTTAGGAGATACTAGGCCTTGGGATCTGATTGATTCAAGCAAGCATGTAGAAGATGAAAATTTGGGCAGGGAAAGATTTGAGATATGCAAGTCATGCCCACAGTTAATAGAGTTAACAGGAAACTGTAAAAAGTGTGGCTGTTTTATGGCCTTAAAAACAAAACTACAATCAGCAGTCTGTCCAATAGGGAAGTGGTAATATGAAAGAACTAGCACCAGGTATAGTAATATTTGAAAATATATTTCCTGACTCAATGGAATATCTTAAGAAGATAGAAGAATCAAATTCACATTGGGAACCAGCAGGAGTATTGCTTACAGATGCTGCAGGAAATAAAATTGGCACAGATAATAGTCACAGAGATACAGACATAATTGGTCTTCCTAAGCACGATACACAAGACGATACTGCTCTTGCTAACTTTTCAAAAGCCTTTTATGAAAGCATAAAGCCATGTTTGGATCAATACATTCGTGAGTATGGAGCAGTAATAGAAGATTTTGAGCCTCCTCATCTTTTGCGGTATGGAAAAGAACAAAAATTTAACTATCATGTAGATGATCATCCAAAATTAACCAGAAGAGTATCAATGACTTATTACTTAAATGATGAGTATGAGGGTGGCGATGTAGAGTTCAAGAGACATGGACTTAGATTTAAGGCTAAAAAGGGTGATCTTCTGATTTTCCCTTCAAACTTTATGTATCACCATCAGGTATACCCAGTAACAGATGGCCTAAGATATGTGGTGGTTCAATGGATACGATAAATAGAGAAGTTGGATTAATTAAGAATGTCTTAAGTCCTTATGACTTTGATAGACTTCGTATGCATTTTAAAAACAATCCTAAATTAGACTCTATGAAAACAGAGGACTTTGGCAGAAAATTGCTGGGAGACCAGGTAGAGCCAATACTACAAGAGTTTAGTGAAATATTATTACCAATAGTAAGAGAGTACTTTGGAACAAAAACCTGTGTAACATCATATTCTCTATTTGCAGAGTATTGTGATGAGATTATTAATCTTCCTAAACATAAAGATGTGAACGCTTGCACATATACACTTGATTTGGTTCTCTATCAAGGAGATCCATGGGCACTTTACATAGAAGGAAAGCCATACATCGCAAACCCAAACGAAGCAATTCTATTTATGGGAGAAGAGTATGAGCACTGGAGAGAGACACTTTATAACAATACTGGTAAAATAGGAGTAGTCTTCTTTCACTATGTGGAACCAGACCATTGGTTTATAACTGAACCTAAAGAAAAGCACGACGAGATTAGACAACAGAAGGCTATTGAGAGGAACTTAGGATGAAATTAGAAAAGCACTGTGATGGAAAAGTTATGATATTTGAAGACTTCTTAACACCAGAAGAAGTTAGTCTATTAGACTCATTTATGAGGAACTTTAAGTATGACGGATTAAAAGAACACGAGTTTAAGTACTGGGGTAAGCGTTTAATTAATGGCTATCAGATGAGTTTAAATCCAGGGTATGAAAATATTATGGACCCTATAATGCCTACTCTAAACACTATTAAGCAAAGAATTAGCGATGTTCTTAATGAGCACGACCATCAAGCAGAATGGATTCCTTCTGATCACAATCTAATTAAGATGTATGACGGAGCAAGCGATGCATTCTTTAATGGAGGAACTGAACTAGAGATGTTTATCCATATAGATAATCAAGGACACATGGAAAGTCCAATCATGTGGGGCAGCGTATTTTACATTAATGATGATTACGAAGGTGGAGAGATCTACTACCCAGATTATGATTATTGGTATAAGCCAAAAGCAGGATCTATGGCTATGCATGAAGGAAATACTCGTCATGGAGTTAAAAAAGTAACTTCAGGAGAGCGTTTTTGTGGAGCATCACTAGTTACAATTAAAGATAACTGGAACGAGAATCCATTGCCAACAAAGACTGATAATCCAGAAAGCCCATATTTTTATCCTAATGGATATTGGGGCAATCGCTACAAACTTGATCCAATTCAAGGTGAAGTTAAAAAGCCTAGAACTAATGGAACTTTTGCAGCCTTCAATCCAGACCCAGAATTGGGAAGAGCAGACGGTAACGAAAAAGACTCTATGTAATGAACAAGTTGTTCTTTCAGTTATATAATCCTACAGGACTAATTAACCAGGTAATGAGCCTAGAGTTAGCAGTAGGACTATCTAATGAGTTAAATGTTCCAGCAATAATTCATTATGGAAAATATATGGCTGATACTAACTTGTTTGATACTAATAGTAATGCTATCTTTACTCCAAGCACACTTTATAATCAGCAAAGAGAATGGTTCATAAAATCAGACCAGTCTCCTCATCTGTTAGACTTACTTGATTTTAATCAAAACTTAATTTTCATTAATGAGAAAATAGACAGTTTTCCTCAAGAAGAGTTTGTAATTGATGACATGATAAATGAGTTTTACTATAGCAATAGTGAGACTGTCTCAGATAATGAGATTATGTTTGCTGAAGGACGACAAAGACTACCATTAGATAAAACTCTACATATAAAAAGAACATTGGGCTGGTATTCCAGGTTCTTCTATAATAGAAGCCAAGCATTAGATGAGGCAATATCTTCAGTTAAGTTTAAGAAAGAATATGTAGATTTAGCAAGCAAGATATCTGCCTCTCTTGGAAACTTTCAGGGTATGCATCTAAGGCTGTCTGATCATGTTCATGCGTTTAATACTACCCAAGAGATGTTTGAAGGGTGGCTAAACAACTTTGAGCAAAACAACCTACCAATAGTTGTCTCAACATGTGAACCAGGACACAAGATGGTTCAGGACAATAGGCACAGGTTTATACTGCTTGATGAATATATTATTAATAACTTTGCAGATGATTTTAAAGCCCTGCCATTTCAGGATGAAGTTGTCTTTGGACTAATCTGTAACCTTGTTCTTCATGACTCTGTAAATTTTGTGGGTACATCAGGAAGTACCTATAGTGCCTATATCCATAGAAATAGAAATCAAAAGGATATTGAGACATGGGATTTCTTTGATAACCCACCAAAACCACAGGGAACTCCATATTCTTGGAATGGCTACCCATTAGATAACACCAGGAAAATGTGGTGGAGAGAATGGAAAGAATCAAAGATATGAAAACAGCATTAGTCCTAGGAGCAGGTGGCTTTATTGGTAGCCATCTAGTTAAGAAGTTAGTTCAAGAAGGTTATTGGGTTCGTGGAGTAGATTTAAAGTACCCAGAATTCTCTATTTCGTTTGCTGATCATTTTGTGATTGGTGATTTAAGAGATCCACATGTTGTTGAAAGCGTGATGGATAAGAAGTTTGATGAAGTCTATCAATTGGCAGCAGATATGGGTGGAGCAGGATACATCAATACTGGTGATAATGACGCTGATGTTATGGGTAACTCAATTCTGATCAATGTAAATGTTTTGAAGAGAGCAGAGATAGTTGGAATTAAGTCTATTTTGTTCTCATCCACAGCCTGTGTATATCCAGAATATAACCAGATGGATCCAGACAACATTAACACTCGTGAAGATTCTGTCTACCCTGCTGCACCTGACACAGAGTATGGTTGGGAAAAATTGTTTAGCGAAAGACTTTATCTTGCATACAACAAGAACTACAAGATGAAGAACAAAGTAGTTAGATATCACAATGTATACGGTCCTTATGGAACTTGGGACGGAGGCAAGGAGAAGGCTCCTGCAGCCATTTGTCGCAAGGTAGCAAAGGCAACTGATGAGATAGAAATCTGGGGTAACGGAGAACAACATCGTTCATTCTTATACATAGATGAAGCCATCAAAGCCACAATAGACTTTTATAGACAAGATAAATACTTTGAGCCAATCAATATTGGTTCTGAGAGGAATGTGTCTATAAATGAGTTGGTTGATATTGTTTGCAGCATAGCAGGCAAGACACTAACTAAGAAACATATTCCAGGGCCTCTTGGAGTACATGCAAGAACCTCACATAATGCACTAATTAAAAATGTTTTAGGCTATGCACCAGATGAGAATTTGGAATACGGCTTATCTGAAACATACAAATGGATACAAGGAGAAATCAAGTGACACCACAAGACTGGGCTGCATTTTTTGTAGCAATCTTTACTTTAGTTGGAGGACTCGCTACAGCAGTTCGTTGGATGGTAAAGCATTATTTAGTTGAACTTAAAGAAAATAGCGGATCTAGCCTGAAGGATTCTGTAAATCGTCTAGAGAAGCAGGTTGAACAAATCATGCTTATTTTGATGACTCAGAATGAAAGACCTAAAAGAAAAGTAACACCAAAGGAGTAATCATGGCACCAAAGAAACCAGCACCAAAGTCAACAAAGGATCAAGCATTAGCCGTAGCACAATCATGGCTCAGAGCATCTGCAGCAGCAGTTCTAGCCCTCTACATTTCTGGCATAACAGATCCAAAAGTATTGGCAAACGCATTTTTGGCAGGTATTGCAGCACCACTACTAAAAGCATTACAACCAAATGAAAAAGAATTTGGCATAACTAAATAAATAAGAGTATACTAAGGCTATGTAGATCAAATACAGAACCATCTCTATAAAATATATGTCTGTTAATTATCTACAAGGAAGGGCCTCAGATTAAGTTCTGAGGTCTTTTTCCTTATCCAGGTACATCTTAGGCCTAAAAGTGGCTCTATGGGCCTGCTAGGTGGCTAAAATGGGCATCCTGTGATAGACTTATAGTATGAAAACATGTACTAAGTGTAAACGGGAGTTTCCTAAAACATCTGAATATTTTCAAATAAGAAAAGATAGACCTTCTGGGTTTTTTTCTTCATGCAGAGAATGTAATAATAAAACAAGATCTGATTGGGCAAAAAATAATCCAGACAAAAATAGAGAAAAATCAAAAAGATGGGCAACATCTAATAAAGATAAAGTCTCAAAGATGAATAAACGCTGGAGAGATCTTCAAGGTAGAGAAAAACTAAGAGAAGATAACAAAGCATGGAGATATGCTAACCCAGAAAAAGCAAAGTCAAATTCTAGAAATAAAAGTAGAATAAGAAGAGCCAGAAAACTTCAAAATGAACATCAGCCCTATGCAGAGGCTCAGGTTTTAGAACTTTACGGAACAAACTGTTATCTTTGTGATATGCCAATTGACCTAAATGCACCAAGAAGTACTGGAAAGCCTGGATGGAAAACAGGGCTTCACATAGAACATTTTATTGATATTGCCCTTGGAGGACCAGACACATTAGAAAATGTGCGTCCATCTCATGGCTGGTGTAACTTAACAAAGCCACAAAGAGGCAAGGATAGTGTAGAATTGAGCAATGGAACAATATAAAGAGGGCTTTGTTGACGGGTATGCATATGCTCGTGAGGAAATCCTTGAAAGAATCTCAGAAGTTGAAGGGCTAGACTCTTGGACTATTGAGCGTCTTTGTGACATGATAGAAAGTAATAAACTATAAGGAGGTAAGTATGACTAATGGCTGGGGAGAAGTATTAACCAACCAAAGGAGAAACTTATTAAGCGTAATAAACATATCTGGCAAAGAGTTTTAATAGTCTCTTTACTAGCAGTATTTATTCAAACAAGTATTACGACAGACACAGCAAACCCAGAACCTACAATAGTTTACGAGCCAAGGCCAGTACTAGAGCAGGTATCTGCAAAAGAAATAGCAAAGGAATTGCTTGATCCTAAGCAGTTTATATGTTTAACCAAGTTGATTGGCAAGGAGAGTAGTTGGAGGCCAGAGGCTCAAAACCCTACCTCCACCGCAAGTGGCCTTGGCCAACTGCTGGATTCAACAGTAAGTAGTCTTGGCATGAAAAAGTCAGATAGTGCAGTAGCCCAATTAGTTGCTACATTGTCTTACATATCAAGACGGCATTCCACTCCATGTGGAGCCTGGAAACATTTTCAAAAGAATAGGTGGTATTGAAAAATGGCAGAAAAACAACAAGTATCGTTAGAGTCTTTGGAATACGAAGAAGTAACAAGAATTGATAAAGACGGCAACTCAGTAACAGTCAAAGTTTACTAAGAAACCCTATTTGTTTGACACAAATTATAACACCTGCTATACTGATATTCTATGTTGATCACCTCCAAGTAATCCATAGAACAAAGAAGGTCCTAGTGCGTATTGCTCCCGTTCTCCGCATTAGGCCTTTTTTTGTGTCTCTAATGTCCGTTTTGTCCGTTTTGTCCATTATGAGTAGTTTGTTCCATAGTTTGCTTTTTAATAAAACATCGTGGTAAGATAGATTCACGACAGAGCAAGGGAGCAAAATATGTTAGTTCAATACGGCAATGATTCAGATATTGCTTTAACAGCAAAGTCTGCAGTGCATAAAGTTTTAGAGCAGTTAAGACAGCCAAAGCCTGTTGTAAAAACTGTTCAAATTGACAAAAAGAAGAAGAGTACTGTAAGATGTACTTCTCTAACAAAAAAGAAAAAGCCATGTCCAAACTTTGTTGATGAATGGAGAACTGGAACTCTGTGTCACATCCATGATCCAGAGGGAACTTTCAAGCAACAAGTAAAAACAAAAAGGGAGTACTACCAAAAACAGCGACAACAATAAAATTGCAGTAAACCTACGCATCCACCTACTTGGATGGTTTATTAGGGGCACGGAGAATCGCAAGAGGTCGTGCTTAATGTGACGGGAATCCGTTAAGGTGAAGAACTCACTCGCCCTATCCTTGGCCATCAGTGAAGGGAAAATGATTAATAATCAAGTGTGTTTGTAAAATACCAAGGTTACTTATATCAAAAAACAATTACATATTACGCTTGCTTCGCAAGCAAAGTCCTACGGACTTTAGTTAATCAGAGTTATTAACCAAGACTGATTGAACTTTTAAACTTTAAATATTAAAGGCGTTAGCCTTTCCTGGCAAGGCCAGGGTAACTATAAATACTTTGCTTTATAATAAACATTAGAGTATAATCATTATATGGATAATGTATTAAAAGCAATATTTGTTGCAGGAGTTATTAACCTGATAACAGGAAGTCTAATCATTGGACTATCAATTGGTTGGTTAGTTTATTTTTATGAAAGTAGCAAAAATGAAAATGTATGAACCAGTAGTAGTTAAATCCTTTTGGAGAAAATATAACGAAGAGCAGATTCAGGCTATGTCTGAGGAAGAGTCTATGAAGATAATTGATGCTCACTTAGAACAATACATTATTGGATGGCAAAAAAGGAACAAAGGAAAAGATTTACCAGACCTTGCAAAAAGCACTATTGCTGATGTAAGAAACAAAAGAACCAATATTAACAAATCGCCAAGGATAACCAAGTCGTGATACACTTGCCTAGGAGACATTTCTTTAACGCAAGAAATGAAATAAGATGGAACAAGGAGAGAAAAGTAATGGGTGGATTTATAAACGATGATTTTACAAGGGGAGAAGTTCCTTTGAGACACACAGTACAAGAAACAATAGACAGCCTAAATGCTGCTATTGATAGATTAAACAAAATAATAGACGAGATGAAGGAGCAAACAAATGGAACAAATAATTAAAGATTTTATTATTGCTTTTGCTGGAGTAAAGAATATTCCAGTAGAACAACTAATATCTATTGAACTAGGACAAAAACTAAAGTATGTTTATGTTGATGGAAATGCTGTACACCTTGTAGAAGAGGCAATTCAGTATGAAGACGCTACAAAGCCTACAGAATAATTAAGACAAGGGGACTATAAATTGAGACTACATGTTATTGGACTGCCACACACTAATACAACAGCAGACTTTGAAAATTGTGCTTACACAGAAAAGATTCGCAAGTTCTGCAACATGATGACTTCCCTAGATTATGAGGTGTTCTTGTATGGTGGTACAGAAAATGAGGGTAATGTAACAGAGTTCATCTCTTGCATCTCAGAAGAAGAAAGACTAGAACTTCTAGATGGAAAGCATTTCTTGCATGTCCCATTTGATTCAAAACTAAAGGGATGGCAGATCTTTAACGGTAATGTGATTAATGAACTAAAGAAGCGAGTAGAACAAAAAGACTTTATCTGCTTTATTGCTGGTTCAACCCAAGTAGACATTGCTAATGAGTTCCCAAATAATATTAGAGTTGAGTACGGTATTGGCTATGGTGGAACATTTGCACCATTTAGAGTATTTGAATCAGAAGCATGGAGACACTCTATCTATGCCATGAATACAAATCCTACAGCAGTAGATGGAAACTTCTTTGATGATGTGATTCCTGGATATTTAGAGCCAGAAAGATTTCCTCTTGTAGAAGACAAAGAAGATTATTTCCTTTACATAGGAAGATTGATTCCACGCAAGGGATTAGATGTTGCCTCACAGGTTGCAGAGTATCTTGGTAAGCGTCTTGTTGTAGCAGGCGTAGGAGACTTTAAACCACCTTATGGCGAGTACATAGGGCCAGTCTATGGTAAAGAGAAGGCTGAACTCATGGGAAAGGCTACAGCAGTCTTCTGCCCAACATACTACATTGAGCCATTTGCAAATGTGCATGTTGAGGCTCAGACCTGTGGAACACCAGTAATTACTACGCCTTGGGGTGTGTATTCTGAAACTGTTATTAATGGATTTAATGGTTACAAATGCCATACGATCAAAGAATTTGCGGAAGCAGCAGAGAATGTTAAAAATCTAAATCCAAAGGCAATACATGAAAGAGCAGTAAGTCTATACTCAGTGGATCAGGTCAGACATAGATATGATACTTATTTTAAGAGACTTTATACCCTTCATAATAAGGGCTGGTATGAATTATAACGAAATGATAACAATTTAAAGAAATTGGTCAAAATAGGCCATTTAGGTTGCATTAGTAATAATGTCATGATATACTTAATGTATGCAGCAGAGATGTTGCAAATACAACTAACAAGGGAGCAGTAAATGAATAGAGATAAATTAGATAGCCTCATGTGTGTCTGGTGTGAAGGCTTCGTGGCTGATGAGATTGATTACAGCCATACACAAATATGCGAGTCATGCTTTGATTACAAGGGTGTCACCACAGTCCGTGAATATTTAGCGGAATATAGTGAAAGAACATTGGTGATAGCATGATAACTATGACTAGAACATGTACAAGATGCAAAGAAGAATACCCTGCAACAGAAGAATACTTTCATAAGCAAGCAAAAGGAAAGTATGGACTGAAGAGCATATGTAGAGATTGCAACAATAAGGGAATGGCCAAGTACTATCGTGAGAATACAGAAAAGATGAAGTTGGCTTATCATTTGTGGCAGATAAATAATAGAGACAAGCGACGAGCAATCAGACGAAGAGAACGAGCAAAGGCAGCAGGAGTTCTTACTGATAACTGGACAGACGAGCAACTAATAGCAACATATGGAACTGATTGCTATATCTGCAATAAGCCTGTTGATTTTAATGCACCTAAGATAGGACAAGGATCAGAGAAATCTTTTTGGCCTGATCACTTAATTCCTATGTCTAAGGGTGGAGACAATATCATTGCTAATGTAAGACCATGCCACAGAAAGTGCAACGAAACTAAAGGTAGAAAAACATACGAAGAGTTTATGAATAAGGAGTCTGAGTAACATGATAGAAAACGGTGGCTTTAAGAGTTGCGTTAAGTGCAATACTCCTAAGTCTGTAGAGTTCTTCTACAAGTTAACTCCATTGCGTAAGAACGATGATGGATATGATTACTACTGTAAGTCATGCCGTAATGCTTTAGTAAAGAATAATTACCACAACAATAAAGTTAGATGCAGTATTTGTGATAAGCCAAACTATGCAAAGAGTCTGTGCAGAAGTCACTACCTAAAAGAAAGAAGAAACAACAAATGATTTATGTAACAAACTTTGAAAGAAAGCGAATTGAACACTACTTTAAGACTGGACTGATGATTCTTCCACCTTCTGATAGAGGTTCTTATGATACCTTTGAAGAATTTGAGTATGCTCAGTGGGTACATCAAAGACTTGCAAGACTTGTTGACTTGTATAGTTCAGAAGAAGGAATGCCACATGAGTCAGTTGCAAAACTACAAGACAGGCCAAAGGCTGATTGGTAACACATGGAAGAGTCAAGAGTCTGTTCTAAATGCAAGATTGAGAAGCCATTAACTATTGAGTTCTTTGGTCCTCAGCAGAAGAATAAGGCTAGGCTACATACAGAATGTAGAGAGTGCAAACTCAAGTACATGAAACAATGGCAGGCAAATAAAAAGGCAGAGCAAGAAGTAGACAGGAAAAGAGATAAGCACATGTATACTATTAAAGAGCATACAGAAGAAGAAAAGCAAGAAAGAATGCGAGAAGCCTATGCTTACATATACTTTCAAGCACATGGTAGATCAATATCAGAAAAGAAACTAAAGGAACTAGAAGGCATAGAAGAATGATTCACAAGATATACTACTGCAAAGGTTGCAATACAGCAACTAAAGATGAAGTAGTATGCATTGTGTGTGGCAAGGAACAACTCCAGATTGGCTGGGTTGAAATAACAGAACAGGAGAAAACAAATGAACAAGAAGATAAAGGCTAAGAAGTTAGATAATCTACAACTGATAGGAACATTCTTTGTAGATTCAGGACAAGCAATCATTGGTGACCCATTGTATTTAGATAAGTGGAAGTCATATGATTCAGAAGAGTTTGACATTGAGGATCATGTTAATCATGTTGATGAGTATAGTTATATGGGTGCTGCTAATGCAACATTAACTAAGGGCTTTGGTACATTGGGTGATCATGATGCAACTGTATTCTCTACAGGTAATGGTGATGGACTGTATCCAGTCTATGCACAGATTGAAGAGTTTGATGAATGGGGTCCACGAGTATGGGCAGTCGTCATTGATATGAGCAGAGAAGGCAGATATGTCTTTGATAAGAGTCAACACCAACATGAGTGTGATTGCTAATGATGCAATATGTATGGATGTTAGCAGTAGCATTGTTTGCAATTAGACAAGGAAGAAATGTTTATGCATGGACATTCATTGCTTACCTTGTTGGAGGATTTGCTTTAATACCTTTAGCATTTTTACCTAAGAAACCAAAGAAGGCTATGAAAGAATTAAGTCCAGCAACAATGGATAAACTTGAAGCGTTCTTTGCTAAAAGACAGTTTAAGAATGCTAACACTGTTGATGATTTGTTTAAGCAGTTGGAAACTCCAAGGGGATAAGATGCAAGACAACATGAAGCATGGCAAGTTAACTAAGAGTCAATACAATGCTCTTAAGTCTAACCTTACTGAGTTGCCTGAACTACAACAAGGTGCTGCTTCATTTGTTACTCCAGGTAGGTCTGGCTCAGGCTCACCAAGCACAGAGAGATCAATAGGTTTCAATGTGAATGCATTAGATTATTCTATGGGTAAGGAACTTCTGGGGACATTACATAAGTATGAAGCCCTTATCCGTAGATGTAGGTCTCTGACTCCTCCAGCCTTACTGAAGAGAGAAGCCACAGTGGAGAAAGAGGTTGCTGCAACAGTCTCATTCCACTTAGCCCATCTTGAATGGACAGTCCAACAGGATTGGGTGGAGGAGTTTGCGGGACTAATAAAGGAACTCCATAGTAAAGGTATGGCTACTAATAAGAGATTCATAGAACAACCTAGAAGGATCCCATGCCCAACAGATGACTGTAAATCTCATATAGTTATGGATATGGACAATCTCTTGGCTGATGTAGTCTGTCACAAATGTCGTACTTCATGGACAATGTATAGACTCTTGACGCTTGCCCTTAATAATCCTGATAAGGTTTTCTATTTGGATATGGAAGCAATCTGCCTATGGCTTAGGATAACTCCAAGAGAGGTCTTAAAGATAGTAAACGCTCATAATGTCTCTATCAAGAATGGTCTCTATGACTTTGGAGCAATCACCAAAGCAAAGGATTTATCTTGACAATTTCTAAAACTTCATGTATAATGATAGCAACAGATATTGTGCACCCCAAAAGTTTGACGGGACAGATAAAGCAATGGCTAATATAACTAAGCAAGACCTTGATCAAATCCAACTAATAGATGAGAAACTATCTAACGCAATCCTATTAAGAGCAGATACAATAGACAGCAAGAAGCATCTAATCAATGATATGATAGAAGAACTACTAGATGAGAGATTGAGGATAAGCAAGAATGTTTGATATTAATATAACACTTGGCCCAATAAATGTGGGTATCACAACAGACGAAAGAATATCCTTAGATCTAATAGATACAATAATAAACAAGGCAGTCATCCAAACAATGGTTTTAGATGAAAGCCATATGGGTAATATGGTTAAGTATGATAACTATGATAATGACCCTGGGTGTGATGAGTGCTCTAACTCTACTGAAGAATTAGATTAGTCTTTATATATTTTAATTAGATGGGCAGTGATAGTATGAAAAGATTTCTTAGTCCTTGTTTATATTGTGGAATATTATCCAGGGGATCCACATGCCCCCAGTGCACACTAGCCATCCAGTCAAAAGATCCTAAGCGTATACATAGAAATAGACAGTACGATTATGAGTGGCAAAAATTATCAAGATATGCAAGGACAGTACAGCCATGGTGCTCAAGATGTGGAAGTAAAAAGGACCTGACGGCAGATCATATTTTAAGTTTGGCTGATGGAGGACAGAATGTCCTATCCAACATTATGGTTTTATGTCGCAGATGCAATTCATCTAAGAAATAATATAAATAAACAATACTGAGGTAGAAACCCCTGCCTCCCTCCTGGCAGATGGTGGGTATGGGTTATTTTCTACGCTCAGATAATCTTAGTTTACCCTGGCTGCCCTTTCG